TGTAGATTTAAATTCATTAAAAGATAAATTTGAGTTAATCGGCTGTAATGCAATACAGAGAGATATCACAGTTGATCATTTAATATGCTGTGACCAAAGAATGATTGTAGAATCCTTAAACAATCAATCAACAAAAGGTTCTTTGATCTATGTACGTGCAATGTATTACAGACAGTATAGAAAATTACAAAAAGAAAAAAACGTAAGACTACTTCCCGAAGTACCAACAACTGGTCAAAATAAAAAAGACGACCCCACACATTGGGGCAGTGGACCGTATGCTGTGTTACTAGCCAGCACTCTTGGATTTCAAAATATCACAATGTTAGGTTTTGACCTATACGGAAATAAAGAAAAAGTAAATAACCTATATAAAAACACCCCAAATTATTCAAAAGGGGATACTAGAGCTGTGGACTACAGTTTCTGGCTATATCAAATTCAGCAGATCTTTTTAACCTATCCTGAGATAAATTACAAAATAGTAAATATCGCTGATTGGACACTGCCAGGCGAATGGAATCGAAACAACATAACTTTTGAAAATATTGAGTCATTCAAAACCGCTAACAATCAGTTGACAGTTTTGTAAATACTGTGTATAATTAATCTATACACACAGGCACAGCGGACTTTTTACGTCATTCATCCCGCTTTATAAACTCTGCATGTCGTCAAACTTGCTACCTTAATAAAGGAGACTAGAGATGGCAAAATTTTTCTCAACAAAGCATTACGGACACAACATTGGTCTGTCGGCGGTATTCCGCCAACCTAACGCAGAGCGAGAGAAGACTGGCAATCGTTGTTATTGCGTACGAGTTGAGTGCGCAGAACATGGAGCCAATAGTGCAATCTATGAGGCTTAATGAACACTATAGAAAAGATTTGGGCCCGGGCAACCGGGCATTTAATGGGACAAACCGATGAAGATCGGCCGGATGTTCCAATACTGACGATGAAAGAAGCCCGTTGGGCTTTATTCTTTAAAACATTCTGGGTTATAATCCACGTTATAACCTGTTGTTTTATTATTGCCAATACCATTAGGCATTGGTAAATAATTATATGCGTACATTTAACATTCACAACATCGAAATAGGAAACAACAAGCCTCTAGTATTAATTGCTGGACCTTGTCAAATTGAAAGTCTAGCTCATACTCTAGAAACTGCACACAGCATAAAAGAAACCTGTGACAGTTTAGGGGTTAAGTTTATCTATAAAAGCAGCTTTGACAAAGCCAATCGATCCAGTATATCAACTCGACGAGGTATCGGAATCGATGAGGGTTTGAAAATTCTCAATACTGTTAAACATAATCTTGGGGTGCCAGTTTTAACTGACATTCACGAAAGCTATCAGGCAGAATTGTGTGCTACAGCTGGCATTGATGTTTTACAGATTCCTGCATTTCTATGTAGGCAAACTGATCTATTGTTAGCAGCTGGTGCCACAGGCTGTGCCATCAATGTCAAGAAGGGGCAGTTCCTTGCTCCACACGATATGAAAAATGTTGCCACAAAAATTGCCTCAACTGGCAACGAACGCATCATGTTATGCGAAAGAGGATACACTCATGGATATAATAATCTTGTTGTGGATATGCGCAGTCTACCCATTATGGCAGGCACCGGCTATCCAGTGGTCTTTGATGCCACTCATAGTGTTCAACAGCCTGGAGGCATGGGAGAAAGATCTGGCGGAGATAGGACCATGGTCCCGTACCTGGCGAGAGCTGCTGTAGCCACAGGATCAGTAGCTGCGGTCTTTATAGAATGCCACGAAGATCCAGACAATGCACCCAGTGATGGACCTAACATGATAGCACTTAAGGATCTATCAGCACTTATTCATAAATTATTACAAATAGATGCTATTGTAAAATGATACTAAATCAAACCATGTTCTCTGCGTGAGATTTGGCACCAAGTATGGCAGAGAATATGTCGAACGTCTTCGAAATATGGCAGCACGACATATTAAAGTACCCTACGAATTCGTCTGTCTCACTGATGACATTAATCCCATTCAAGGTGTTCGTAATATAGTTCAGCCCTTGGCCGGATATCATAGACTATGGTGGCATAAAGTTCATATGTTTGATCCGGGTCTTCCGTTGTCTGGAAGAATTTTATATTTTGATCTAGACATTATTATATGTGCAGATGTAGAAGACCTCGTTCGAAGTGCTGGCAATAAATTTTTAGGGATTCGAGATTTCAACAGAAAATTTCACTCAGGGTGGAATATATTAAACAGTTCTGTAATGAGTTGGGTACACGGACAACATTCTTATATTTTTGAAGAATTCAAAAAAGATCCTCCCCAGGCACAGAAATTATTAGGGGATCAAGATTGGATTTGGAGAGTGGCCAAACAAAAAATAACCTTTTGGCCCGACAATGTGATTCAAAGTTATAAATGGGAGATACGTGAGCGCAGTGATCTTATAGTAGATCGAGGCAAGCGCAAATTTAAAACCATATCAAATAACGTTAACATAGATCAAAATTGTTGCGTGGTAGTGTTTCACGGTGATCCCAAACCCGAAGATATTCAGGACAAATTTGTAGTTGACAACTGGCGTTAAAGATAGTATACTTTAACTATGATAAAACGTATAGGCTTTGCCTGCAAATGGATTGATGGTCCTAGCCAAATTGATGGCATTAAACAAACGGACAACTGCAAACAGTATAATACCGGCAGCACCACTGTTGCCTGGTTAAATAGACAGACAACTGAAGTTGCAGAACAAAAACTCTATGACCTGATGGTAGGTAATATTGAAGCAGTTCGCAAACTAGTTGAACTTGTGGGAACACTTGATGAAAATCTTAGAATGGTACGACTCAGTAGCGATATCCTTCCTGTGTATACTGAGCCAACTTGGGGCAGGTATTGGCGGAGTCCCGATGTACGGGCCTATTGCGAAAGAGCATTTGGAGCCGTGGGGGATTTGGCTCGCGAGAGGGGTGTTAGGCTTAGTATGCATCCTGGTCAGTTTACTGTGTTGGCAAGTGTTAACGAAGGTATTGTAGAACGTTCTATCGAAGAATTCGAGTACCATACTGACATGGCTCGATGGATGGGATATGGCAAGACCTTCCAGGACTTTAAAATCAATGTGCATATCTCGGGCAAACAAGGTCCAGACGGTATTAAGCGGGCAATGCAACGACTTAGCACAGAAGCACGAAACTGTATCACAATCGAAAACGACGAAATGACTTGGGGTATTGATGCTAGTCTTGAACTAGTAGATACCTGCGCATTAGTCTTAGACATCCATCATCATTGGATTAACTCAGGAGAATATATTGACCCGAATGACGACCGTGTTAAAAGGATTATTGATAGTTGGCGGGGTGTTCGTCCTGTCATACATTATAGTGTATCACGGGAAGACGTTATTGTTAAACATCCCGGACACATCCGTCCCGATCTTCCGTCCCTCCTAGAGCAGGGCTACAAAAAGCAAAAGCTCAGAGCTCATTCAAATTTCTACTGGAATACAGAAACAAATGAATGGGCACTGAGCTTTAGAGACCAATTTGATATTATGTGCGAAAGCAAGGCCAAGAACTTGGCCAGCTTTGCACTCTACGAACAAAGTATTAAGCAGCCGGCTTTGCTTTTGGCTTAGGTGGCGCTTTTGGCTTAGGTGCTACCTTAGGCTGTGCAGTCTTTGGAGCAGCAGTTTGTTCTGCTGGCTTACCACCAAATAGTTTCTTTAATAAACCGATCATATTAAATCTCCTTAGGAATTTATTTAGCGGTAAATACATATATGGAATTTAAATTCATTCAAAAGTTTATAATCGAAGGCAAAAAAGACAAACTTATACAGTTGACATTGCCCTACGACAGTGATGAGTTAGCGCCGATAAAAAGTAAAGAAACTATAGATTATCACTACGGTACTCTGTACAAGGCTTATGTTGATCGATATAACAAGGGCGAAGGTGATGCCGATTTTAACGAAGCCGGAGCCTTTTTACACAATATATATTTTGGTCAATTACAAAAACCAGAGGGATCCAACAGACCTTATGATTCTATTTTACAGTTTATAGAAAAACATTTTGATACGTTTGACCGTTTTAAAGAAGAATTTGAAAAAACAGCTATGAAGATTCAGGGCAGCGGCTGGGCATACTTGGCTCGTGATGGTAAGATCAAAACCATTGTTAATCACGAAATTAGAAATGATATTGTACTGTTAATTGATTGTTGGGAACACGCATGGGCTCTAGACTATCAGGCTGATAAAAAAAGTTATTTGAAAAACATATGGAAACTAATAAACTGGAGGGTAATCAATGGCGTACTCGGACAAAGTAATTGATCATTACGAAAATCCCCGAAATGTGGGTTCGTTTGAAAAAGACGACGCAGATGTAGGCACAGGAATGGTCGGTGCACCTGCTTGCGGAGATGTAATGAAACTACAGATAAAGGTGGATCATGATACAGGTATTATTACAGATGCAAAATTTAAAACGTATGGCTGCGGATCGGCTATTGCAAGCTCGAGCCTCATTACAGAATGGGTCAAAGGAAAAACCCTCGACCAAGCCGGATCAATCAAAAACAGCGAAATCGCCGAGCGGAGGATGCTATCAAGGCCGCAGTGGAAGATTATAGGAAACGACACTAATGGTGCAGCTTACAGAGCCAGCTGCAAAGAAGATTCAAAATATGTTGACTCGCCGTGGTTCGGGTGTTGGTATCCGACTTGGTGTCAAAACTACTGGTTGCTCTGGGCTTGCCTATGTGTTAGAATACGTTGACGCACCTCAAACAGGTGATGAACATTTTGAATGTGCCGGTTGCCAAATATTTGTTGATCCTAAAAGTTGTGCTTACTTGCAAGGATTAACTGTAGACTATGTGCGTAAAGGTCTGCAGGAAGGTTTTAATTTCATCAATCCCAATGAGCGAGATCGTTGCGGCTGCGGGGAAAGTTTTAGAGTCTAGTATTTGCTCACAGGTAGATCTGTGTCAGCAGGCATATCCCAAATCTTTTTCTGTTCAACACCCTTACGTTGAGCAAATCGTTTGGCGTCACACGAACTGCATACATGAAAATAGTTGTTACTGAGTCTTTTTCGATCAATTAGTCGTAGATCTCTACTGAATTTTTGATCGCAGTTGTCACAGAGAAACTCAACCACAGTTTTTTCTCTAGTAAACGTGTGAGCAAGTCCTAGTTTGCTGTATCTTAAATATTGATTTAGCTGTTTTTGTGTTCGTAGAAACATCTAGTATTTACATTAGGCTTATAAAATTTTGAGCTAAATATTGTAGAAACTTTATTTCTTAGGATATATTATGGCAAGAAAACCCGTTGACATTGGTGCGTTAGGCAATGACGGCACCGGAGATAGCATCCGTGATGCGTTTAGAAAAGTAAATGACAACTTCCAAGAACTCTACGGTAGTCTAGGTCTCGGTGAAAGACTGTCTTTTCTTGGGTTAGACGAAACTCCGGATTCATATGAAGGACAGGAAAATTCTGTTCTTGCAGTAAATCCCACTAACTCTGCTATGGTGTTTAAGCGCATACAAGGCGGTTCCGGTATAACCATTACCAATACTGCTACCCAAATTAATATTGCTTCTCAGTTT